GCTGCATGTGCAGCCCAATGTATGAATTGTGAACGCTCTAGCTTTAACACTAGTCGGTGAAAGCCGAAATTTTGGTTGAGAATTTAGCGTTTATATTTTCGTATAACATCCTCGGTGGCCTTTCGGCTGCCTAGCAGTCGAAAGGAGTCCCAATGACACTACCACATTTCTCACGCGTTCGCGATCGATCTGATGGTCGCTGGCTAAACTCGGTGAACACCTCTGTATCATATTATGGGGGACCACTAATAGAGAGGCTAGAAAATAAAAAGCATTACTACGAGTCATTTAAGCAGCATATGGAAGATTGTATCAATCCATACAGCTCAAGGGGTTTTCGTTCCCCAGGACCGTGCTATGCTTATAAAATCAAACGCACTGGACTCGTGTCCGGGCATTGGACGGATCCAAACCCAGAGGGTCTTTACACGACGTACGACCAGTCCGTCTCCGAAGATCACTTGGATCTGAGCCAGATAGTGTCATTTTGTCCTACTGTTCCTGAGTCAATGTTGCTTGACAACCGTTTGGCGGCTCTCAGCAAGTCGATTACTCAAATACCAACGGAAGTCTCCATCATTAACTTTGCGCTTGAGCTTCTGGACTTTAAAGAGTCATTTGCTCATTATCAAAAAGCCGTCACTAAAGGCGGCTTGAAGATGCACGAAGTTCCTGGGTGGGCAAACTCGACGTTACTCGACTATAATTTTAATCTGTCGCCCTTCATAGGTGACATCAAAAAGATTATAGGCGTGTGGCAGAGAGTTACTGACCGATTAAATTTCCTCAAGAATAATAGAGGTAAGCCGGTCCGGCAGAGCTTCTTTAATCCAAACCTGTGGGATGAGAACCCGCATGTGGGTCAGGAGATTTATAGATATACCCATTCGGGTCCTTTTGGGGATCCGGCTGATAATCCGGTGTATGACACCTATATGGGTGCATATAGCGGTAACTACGGGTATGCCAGCATTGACGTAGACTCATACAAAGCCATGTTCTCTGCCTCTTGGTATTTATTACAAGAGTTAGATGGACTTGACGATGCATGGGCCCAGTTACGCGGCCTTATAGCGGGTTTGGGGATTAACAACCCTGCAAAAATAGTATGGAATGCCATACCATTTAGCTTTATTGCAGATTGGATGTTCCCTTTCGGGAAAACGCTAGACTATCTTGCTGTTCAACCGTTTCAAGGACGCTGGGAAGTATACGATGTTGTAAATAGCATCAAAGAAACTTGGCGTCTTAAGCAGAATAGAGTCTACGCAAACGAGGTGCTCGGTATGGGGCAAACCCGTACGAACACTGTCGTCGTAGAAAGGTACCATAGGTGGCTGGGACTCAATATCGCTTTACAGGATATTGACTTCACCGATTTTACTCAACAACAGCAGTTGCTACTCGGGTCTTTACTTGCCGGCAATACCCTATTCAGGGATGGCAAGAAGGCCCACAAAAAGTAGCTTTGTAGAGAGGAGTTACCTTGAGTTTCGCATCAACAATCGCCCTTAACAAGGATGATGGTACTTCGGAAGATTTTGTTCAGGTGGACTTGCCACCTAATCAACCTGGTACTAAACGTGTGAACACGTCCATTGACTACCCCGAAAGTTCTGCTCTTCTAATAAGGAGCCAAGATGTCGGTAAGGGTCTTAATGCGGCTGTTCGCCACTCTGTCACGGCCGATCGTGTGGTCGCTGACGCGGGTGGAAACCTCGTTAGAGGTTCGGCGACTCTGTCGCTCGTTGATCCCAAATCGACTGCATTTACCGCTCAGATGATGGTGGATTTGCTTCACCAACTTTTGGACCTAATCATCGCAACCTCGTCGTTTGACGTGGACGATGCAGTCGTTAAATCGGTGCTGCGGGGTGAATCGTAGTATCGTAAATGCAGTGGCGGCTGTTGCGGCTAGCGCGGCTCTCGGGCTCCTAGAAAGGTTACTCCGTACAAATGACGAAGAATCTGGAAGAGCTAGGCGTGGAATTCTACCACGACCTCTACGAAGCTTTGCTATTACCGGATTGCGTTTCACAAAATTCATACTTCCAATCGCAATCTCGCAAGGACTTTCGCACGATTTTGTCGCGGAGCTCCTCAAGCGAGCGCTTCCAATTCTGTACCAAGACGATGCCCAAACTGGGTAAGGCCTTGGATGCAGGACTGGTAGAGGGCAAGTTCCTGTGCCCACGTGAGTTTAAACGCTCACGTAAGGGCTCAAGTATTCCAGCATTTCTGCAGGGGTACTTTGCACTTGTCTTCAATTGGCAAGATGGGTTTTTACTACCAGATCCTGACGTTTCTGCTGTGAAGCATATTCGTCAAGTTTGCTTCGTATTTTACAAGCTCGAGCTTGGTTACAAAGCGGAAGAAGAAGCGAAGGTTATCGCTAACTTCGAAGCTACGGAATCTGAGCTGGAGACGCTTGACCTGGCGTCGAATCTCGACGTCAAGATAGCTGCTGATATGACGGGAGGTACTATTTTTAATAATACCGTCATCAATATTTTTGGCAACCTTGACCCCAAAGATATAAATCCGAAGCACGGACCTGGTGCCGTGGCAACGGGTGAGAAAGGAGAGGAAAAGTGGAACTTCAAAACACTCTACGAACCGATCCACTCGGTGTACCCCTATTGGCAATATACTATGATGCCGGGGGAATACGACTCGAACGATCCCGAGAGTGCATTGTCACATTTAGCGAGATCACCGGAAGGTGGAACCGCAAAAGTGGTTTTAGTACCGAAGGATTCGAGAGGACCCAGATTGATATCAGCCGAGCCCTTAGAATATATGTGGTTCGAGCAAGGTTTGGGGGCACGTATTGTCTCCCACCTCGAGAAGGGTTACCCCACTCGGGGTCAAGTGAACTTTACGAGCCAAGCGATCAACAGGTACTTATCCCTAAAAAGTTCTACCCTGCAGGACATTATGTCCCCAGAGCTAGTGAACGTTGTACGGGATATAAAGCGTGCAAAACTGCCATTACCATACAAACGGAATGGACGTTATGTCACTCTAGACCTCAAGGACGCTTCCGATCGGGTGTCACTAGACTTAGTAGAACGCGTGTTCTCCAAAACACCGGATTTACTCCGAAGTCTGTTAGCACTACGTTCGACAGCTACCATCCTGCCGGGAGGCAGGAAGATGTATTTGAAGAAGTATGCTCCAATGGGAAGTGCTTTGTGCTTTCCGGTAGAAGCGTACTGCTTTTGGATACTCATTGTGGCTGCGATTTCGAGGAACGTATCACGGTCCCCATTACGTATAATGAGGGAGGTATTCGTATACGGCGATGACATCATTGTCGGGGAAGAGTACTCCCAGATTGCAATCAGAGCTTTGACTGACGCTGGCTTAAAAGTTAACGTCGGAAAATGCTGTCTGAGCGGTGATTTCAGGGAGTCGTGTGGCATGGATGCCTTTCGTGGCAGAGATGTTACACCTGTTAAGGCTCACACCGTCTGGACCGGTAATAGCACCGACCATGAGGCACTAGTTTCCTGGGTTGCGTATGCGAATAACCTACGTGACAAGGGGTACAGTGGCGCCTACTATACGTGTAAATGGCATATTGAGAAGCTGTATGGATTAATACCATACGGTGACCCGAGAGCTCCTTACATCTCGTGGCGTGTTCCTTCTCGAGAGATTGCTGCGAACTTAAATTCGTGGTACTTTAAGTCGAGGTGGAATCCTTGGATTCAAGGCTTCGAGTTCAAATTTAGGCGCGTAGCAGCGCAGAAGTTTGAGTCCAAACTCGACGGCTTTCAGCGCCTGCTCCGGAATGTAACATCCGGGCCAGGTCCTGATCCATCGGTCTACTCTTTACCCCGCCGGAGTATAATAAGGCGAGGCTGGACGTCTGCTGCTTAGCACCCGCTAAGTGAGCACGATACAGGGTATGCAGTT